ATGAGGAGTGTATCTCTTGTTCAGCCTAGCTCTTCTTCCTCATACTCTCGACTGTCATAGGAAATATCAAAAAAATCACAAAGGTCCTTCTCTATTTTCTCGTATTTATTATCTTTTGGCTCAAAATCCTCTAATAACTTATTTAAAATAACGTATAAGACTGCTCTGGCGCCGTTAAGATCGGTACCATCTAAAACTTTTCCTTCTTGTGTTTTGTAATTAAATACAATTTCATCAGAATAATATTTAATACGATTAGCGACATGAACTGACATTTCTTTCATTGCGTCTTTAAACTCTCGTTTTTGCATGTTCTCTCCTATCTTGACTCCATTGTTGTACTCTACCACGCCAATAGTCTTTTTCTTTACGGTCTAATTGTTCCCACCGTGCGCGTCTAAAGCCATCTTTATCAAATCTATAACGTAAATTTTTTGCTTGTTTATCGTATTTTGTCTCTTCAGACATCAACACCTTTCATTGGATTTTCCATAGTGAAATGCACATTAAATGCCATAGAACGTCTCTCTCCTTCACTACGAAAAGGATAAACTTGATGTGTTAACCAACTAGGAAAAATATAAAAGTCTCCTACTTCCGGTTTAACTAAAAAACTATGTCTTGCAAAATGATTTGGTATTGAACCAATAAACTCAAGACAGCCAGCCGTTGGATGATGATCCTCTTTTTTGTATTCTTCATCGAATTTGGGAGGAATCTTGAGAAAACAAACACCCGATAGATTAGAATCATGTATATGAATCGGGTTGAAATCACCCGCAAACTGACTGACTGTCCAAACACGGAACGCTATTTTTGTACCCTCGGGGAGATATTCAGGTAACACACGCTTCGTGTATTCCTGCGCTATGGTCGCAAGGAATTCTGGTAAACCTTTTATTTCCATGTGATTTATACTTATTTCTTTTTTAACATTACCGGCAAGATTGTGACTCCAATCTCTTTCTTTACTTAATTTCTCATCATTTAATATATCATCTGATTGTTTGTTTAAAGCATCTATATAAATTTGAGGTAGTTTAGTTTTAAGCACACTTGGTCCAAACGGTTGGTAAATATCAAATGCTATTTGTTCTTCAGCCATCAAAATTCTCCGGGTTTTTAAATTCTTTTTCGTGTTGCTCCCACAAACGGCGACCTTCTCCGTAAGAGTATTCCCATTCGGAAACTGTAAATTCTTTTATAGTCCCGTCTGTGTAGGACACAATCACTTTATCTTTTACTTTTCTTACTGCACTAACTATTAGTTGTTTTTTCATTTGTTTTCGCGATCTGTTCTGCAAAGTAAATTGCTTTTATATCTTTAATAGCATCACTAACGTGTACTTTTTCTAATATAATATTTTTTAACTCTTCAATGTGATCCGCGTGATCAAAATCTTTACTCGTAATGTAAGCCGGTGCATTTGTTAAAAGCACTTCTTTAGCCTCAAGTTCGGACAATTCTCCGTTTAGTTTATTCAAAACTGCTGTGTATAATGCTGATTTGATTCTTCTATCGTTGTTGTCTGACATGTTTATCTTCTCCGTTTTTTAATGTAGGTCTATCTTCTTCTTTATCAATTAAGTAACGTATAAATGAAGCCATGGACATATAGTTTTTTTCTGCTATAGGCTTGGCTCGTTTGTACGTATCTATACTGATTGCGACAGATTTATACTTTTTAATGTCGGTCATTTCTTTCTCCTATATATGTAGTATGTTTATTCATACGACCCCATATATATGGGATTTTGACTAATTGTCAAGGATTTAGTTTAAGTTCTATCCCTACTACTACACCTGCATTACCATCTGTTTCATAAGAAGGAGCCACAAAAAAGCCATTTTTTTCTATTCTAATCATTGGCGCGGGGTCCATGCCACTATATCCAGTAACTAAGCCATATTCTACATTAAACCTAGAAACTTTATTTTTTCTGCCAAGGTACACGCTAGTTGTTTCTTCACTATTATAATAAATACCACCTATATAGTTGTCTACAGTGCAACGTGCGTGAGGATGCACATTATTATAGTCATTTTCTAATCCAATATGCATACTAAATGCAACAAATAAAGCTAAACAACCATTCACGTTTTTTTATTATTTTTATAATGTTCCCAAATTTCCTTTGATCTAAATATTTGAGGATATCTTTCAAACAAACCAAGTGTCACAGCCAATAATTTTTTTGTATACTCTGGATCTATGGCATAATTTTCTAATGTTTGAATTAAATCAAATACATTTACATTATTATCTAACATTTGTTTCATACGAAGGTCCCTATATTCTTCAAACGCGCTTGATGTATTAAGTAATTCAATATAATCAGAAACACTCTCACACTTATTACCATATACTTTTAACATTATATCACTGTTTAATGATTTTATGTGTGGCTCTGTTTTATCTGTTTGTATCATACCATAAAAATTATTTGCTTCTTTTGCAAATCTAGAACGACCCCAATCAGATTCAAGTATGGCTTGTGCTACACTTATAGCAACAACCACCCTTTCATTAGGGGGAACAAAAGCATTATTTACCACTGTACACTCTGCTATACCTTTAACAAAATCGTCTCTTGGGTTTATGCTGTAATTAAAATCAAATCCATTTATTAATGGATTGCACAACACAAACAATGTTGCGCATAACTCTTTAAACATCGTCGTCCTTATCTACAAATTCGTACTCAACCTTTAATTTTACCTGTTCTGGTGTCCGTTGTCGACATATTCTTGTACCGGGTTTCCATGATTTACGGTATGATGTTGTTTTTACGTCTATTTTTCTTACTTCACCTGTCTCTTGATGCACTAAAACTAAATCAATTGGTCCTGTTCCCGATACATTTTTAAATACCATGTATCCTTCTTTTAAAAATTTTATAACAGCTTTAAA